TTCGCCTTTTGTCATCCGTGTGGCTTTCGCAAGTGGAACGCACTTCGGGTATTTTCTTTTTGAACCTGTTGATGATTTTCTTCCACAAGGTTGATATTTGCCATCCTTCTTGGGAGCTCCAATGTCCACCCATTTCTCGTTTACCCATTTCTTTAAATCTCCCATTAGGCAATCTTCGTTTTCTTTCTTCGGTCTGACATTACTTTGCCACAACCTCTAGCGATGAATCCACCATCTTTAGCTTTTACTTTTCCTTTACAAACTTTAGATGCATACATATTTGCGTACGCCGAAGGATAAACATCGAATTTTCTCTTCGCCGCAGCTTTACCTTTTGGACAAAGTTTGGCCATTATTTTTTAAGTTCTCTAACTATTCTTTTTTTTTCTTGTTTAAGATTTTTTTTACCTTTTGAAGTTTTTGCTTTTTCAGCATCAACTCTACCAAGTTCTTCAAGTCTGTTCATTCTTTTAGTGTTAACATGACCACCTTTTTTCATGTAACCCATTTTGTTTCTAACTTTAGTTGGTAGTTTTTTTAAACCTTTGTTATCAGCTGGTACAGCTTTAAGCATACCACCATCTTTTTTACCAGGTTTAATTGGTTTAGGTTTCATTTGTTGACCATATCTATCTGTAGGTTTAGGTCTTAAAACACCTGGACCTTTAGGTTTGATTACTTTACCACCTTTTTTCATAGCGCCTCTGTCCATAAGTTCAGTAGGTACTCTTTTAGATCTCATGTTTACACCTTGTCCACGTGAATACATCATCGGTCCCGATCTGCCGCCCATACCGCCGCCAGCTCTTTTTACTCTGTCTGCTCCTCTTGGTTGAGCAACTTGTGTGTTATATCTTCTATTTGCCATTATTTTTTTCCTCCTTTAAATATTTGAGTTCCCTTTATACCAAAAATACTTGCAACTACAAGTATCCATAAATTAGTGAACCATTTCGGCAGGTTACTAAAATGTTCAAAGAAAGTATTTACCTTGTCCATCGCAGTTGGGTCGTCCGATATTACTGCCCATGCCAGAACAATAATCGGTGCGCTCAATATTCCGAGCACGAATTCGTCTTTATAATCGTTTTGTCTCGCCTCTAAAAGTTTACCTTGGTAAGCTTCTTCACCGCGAGCTTGTTTTTCTGCATGCAACAATTGTGCATCAGACATTGCTACTTTTGCCTTCTGTCGGTTTGCGTAAATTTTACTTCCCGCAGAAACGGCTAATTTAATTGCCGAGAACCACATATTAGTACCAAGTAGCTTTTACTGGTTTCTTATCAGCTCTCATTCTTCTTGTTCCTTTAACATCTACTGTTTGTGATGTTGATGGATCAGTAGCTTCGATAGTAACACCACCTGTTTGGTAACCATCTTTGCCAACGCCAAGTTCTTTTTCGATCTTAACGTCTTTGTTCATGAATGTTGAACCTCTTTGCCAATCTTTACTCATATTTATCTCCTTGTATTAATTATATCTATTTTTTTCCGAAATTTCTACCAAAATCGTGAATTTTACTCTTGTCTGCCATTCCTTGTTTAGCTAATGACACACTTGCTCTTAATTTTGCTAGTTTTTCATTTTGAACAAGCTTATCTTCTTGATTTTCTTGATTCATAAGTGCTTTTGCAGTGTCTAAATCAATTCTCTCTTGATCATCTTTAGCTTTTCTCTCATTTTCTTTAGCTCTTAAGTCAACTTCTCTTGCTTTTAACTTAATTAATGGATCACCACTGTACTCACCCATAATTTTTTGTTCTTCATCCATATATTCTTTAGTCATTTCAGCAATCAATTGTGCTTTTCTTGCATTAATCTTATTTGTTAGTGCTTGAGCTTGCGCAATCAACTGTGGGTTCTGTGGATTTTGTTGTAACATCATTTGCATTTGTTGTGCTTGCATTAATTCTTGAGAAAATTCTAATTGAATCTGTTCTTGAGCCATTAAACTAATTCTCTCTAGAATATTTTTCTGTAACGCAGCCATAACAGATGGTGAATTTTGTACCATATTAGATTGCATAAAATTTAAGTGTGAATCAATGTGTGCTTTGTGATCTTGACCTGGAAAAGCTTGAAAAGGTTTCATACCCATTGCAGCAATTTCTTCAAGTGAAGGATCAATAGGAGTTGGTTGTGCTGGTGGTGGTAAAATTGCATTTATATTTTTAACACCGATTGCATCATACATAGATCTGTATGCTTGATATAGATCGTGTATTTGTGGATTAGTTTGAGCTAGTTGTAATTGTGTTTGAGCCATAGATATTCTTTGTGTTTGAGAAAATATGTTTGGATCAGCTACTGGAATAATATCTATTCTATCATCAAAGTCTTGAACTTTAATATTTCTTGTAGCTCCAACAACATCGTATGGATATACAGCTGGTAAATAAGTTTTAAAAACTTCTGCTAATAATTTAAATTCTTGTTTTAGACCAACGTATAATCTTTTGTGAATCGCTGACATTACACGTGAACCACGTTCTAATAATGCAACCGTTGTACCCACGGCAGCTTGTTGGTTCATATCGCCTACTTGTGAGTCTGCGATAGACGCGAATCGTTGGCCTGCTTGAACAACTATACCCATTAATGAAAGTAATGTTTGATCGGGTCCTTTGAATGGTAATTGCATAAACTGATCTCTGATATTTCCACCAGGTGCATCTACATCTCTAAATTCACCAGGTTGTAAAGGTTGTGCATCATCTCTAATTCTTAATCCTCTAGTTTTAAAACCAGCTGGTAAGTTAGCTAATGTACCTGCATCTAATAATTGTCTTAAAGCTGCAGTTGCAGTTCTAGTTAAACCACCAATCATGTGAATTAAACCAAAACCATAAAAACCAGTTCCAGGTAAAAATTTAAATTGCACAAAATAATCTATTTTCTTTTTCATTGGATCTGTTGCTTGATAGTTTCTTCTAATAGATAAAACAGTTTGATTGTTTTCTGCAAACGTTACAATGTAAGGTAATTTAATTCCTGTAGGTTCACCTTCTTGATTAACATCTTCATAACCTTCTAGATCTAAATTAGTATGCATTTCAAAAAGTGTATGTTGATCTTCTTGACCGTCTTTTGTAATACCTTCTAGTTCTAATTTTTTATCTGATAATTCATTTGATGTTACAGGAGGTTCTCCTAATTCTACATCTCTATAAAAACCTGCAACTTGTTGTTTTCTTAATTCATTAGCAGAAATTTTAATGACATGTACAATAGCATCTGTGTCATCTAATGATGTTGCTGAATAAGGTACAATTAAATCTTCTGCCGGTACAAATTTAGATACGGCTCTACCTAAAAGATCGTCATAATAAACTTTCTTAAAAGTAGAACCGGACAGGGGTAGATAGAAAAGCATTTGATCAAACTCTGGTTCATATTCTTTCATCTTATCCATAAGTTGATAATTCATAAAATTTTTAACACGTTTAGATTGTTCTTCTTTTTCAACATTGATAGCACCTAAAATTTGTGTTCTAACTGGACCATCACTTGGTAATAATTCTTTGTAAGCTGTTGCTTGAAATTGTGTAACCGCTTCAGCTAGTACAGGGTGATTAACACCTGACGCACCTTTGAAGGGTTCTGTTCTTCTCTCGTATTTGAAACCTAATAATTCTAAACCTTCTCTATAAGATTGTTCCCAATCTGCTCTTGATTCTTTGTACTCTGTGTATTGATCAAAAAGAGTTGAACCTAAAGATTCTAACTCACCATCAGACATGTCTTCTGCTAAATTTGCAAAGTGACCATCTGTGCTTCTGTCTGTACTAGTTGTAGGATCAAAAGTAACTTCTGCTCCTCCAGTTTCATCCATAACAACTTCACTTGTGTCTGTTGTAATAACTTCTTCTGAACCGGGAACAGCTACTTCTTTTTCTTGAAACTCTGTATCTTTAACTTCCTCAACTGTATTGGGTAATGACTTATCTATACTATCTACCATATCTCTTTCCTGTTAATTATTTTACACCTTTGACGGCAACTATACCCCCATTAAAGTAAGATGTAAAGTCCTCTGTCTCAATAGCAGGTAGTCCTGCTAATTCTTTTTGACGAAATTCTGGATCTTCTCTCATAAGTTTATTTTTAGCAGCCACATCTGCCGAAACTTGATAAGCAGCAAAAAGATCTCTTGGATCTGTAATTCCTGCTTGAACAGCTTTTCCTACATCATAAACACCTATAGCTGTACCTACAAGAGGTACGGCTTTTAATACAGGTTTAATTGCTTTAAAAGCTCCCTTGATCATTGATGGTTTAGGTGGCGAAGGTGGTGTGTTAAAAAGTTGTTTACCTAATTCCGGAGATACTCTTTGAGTTATTTCTGTTAATGTTTCTCTAACACCATAAGGTGTTCTTTTTAATCTTACTTCTAAATTTTTAGGAACATTATTTAAATATTTTTTTACTGCTTTTCTTTTTTCACCAAAAGTTTTAGAATTTTTAAATTCTGAATCTAATGAAGCACGTAATCCATTTTCTCTCATATTATCACTACCTACCGCAAACTGAACATTAAAAGCATTGTTTGATCTTCCTGCTGGGTGATGAACATGAAAAGGAGCAAAGGATTGTTTACCTCTTGAACTAGCACTTTTGTATGATTCTCCATAAATAGATTCGTTAAATTTATTACGAAGTCCAGATTTATTAATAGTAATTTTTTTATCATATTCTGCTAAAGTAGATTTACTGTTTGTTTTGTAAAGTTTTTGATTATTATCAATGTGTTCAGTTACATTATCATATGTAATAATTTTAGGTCTGCCATTAGCATCTAAAACTTTTGTATCAATTAATTCAATTTTTTTTGCGTTAGCAATACCTGTAGGTCTTTTTTGATCAAGGTTTTTAAATTTAATATGAGAGTTGGGCAACATTCCTTTTTGATTTCTAAAAGCTTGTGTAGTTAAATCTTTAAATAATAACCCTTTTGGAGTCATTTCATGAGGAACTCCAGCAATAGTTTTACCCTTATATTTTGCTTTTTGTCTTCGTTCTCTTATTTTTATTCTTTCTTGAAGATTAAATGCAGGGTCAACTCTTCTTCTTTCTAAAACTTTTTGTTTATATATTTTATTTTGTTCATTTCTACGTTTTTTATATTCAGGATTGTTTTTTATTTTTTCCATTTGTCTTATTCCATTCATTAATTGTCTTATTTTTAAAATAGTTTTTCCTTTTGTATCAATTCCAAGTTTTTTAGCTTCAGTAATAACTTGATTTTCTGGAAGTCGTTTAAATCCAGGAGCTGGTCCTTGTAAAAATTGTCCTGCTTTTTTTTTTTTTAAAAGATTTG